CTGGAAGCACTACATCTGGTAATAAATATTTAGCTACACCAGCAGATTGGTTGGCTACGTTTTCGTTGGCTAGAATTAATGATGATAATAGTCAAGATTTTTTACTTAATAAAGACGTAGAGTTTATTAGAGAAGCATTTCCATACCCTGCAACAACAGGTGCCCCAACGCATTACGCTATTTTTGATGACAATACGTTTATTTTAGGTCCGACTCCAAATGCTTCTTTTAGTATGGAGTTGCATTATTTTTACTATCCAGAATCCATCACTACGGCCAGTACATCTTGGTTAGGAAATAACTTTGATACGCTTTTGTTGTACGGCTCGTTGCTTGAAGCTGCAGCTTTTATGAAATCTGACGCAGATGTGATTAAAAATTACACAGACCGATATAACGAAGCCTTTGTCATGGCTAAACAACTTGGTGATGGCAAGGATCGTCAGGATATGTATCGTACTGTGCAGGTAAGGTATCCGGTGAAATAATGGCTTTCCAAGGAAACTTTACTTGTAACTCCTTTAAAGAAGCGCTATTTAAAGGTGATGTAGACTTTTTGGTTGATACGATCAAGATTGCACTTTATGACAATAACGCAACGCTGAACGCTTCTACCACAGCTTATACCGCAACAGATGAAGTCGTGGCAAGTGGTTATTCAGCAGGTGGTAATACATTGACTCCAACTGTTAGTTTGTCTGGCAGCATTTCATTCGTAGATTTTGCAAATACTTCGTGGAGTGCCGCTATTACTGCCCGTGGCGCTTTGATTTACAAAGACAGTGGGACAGCAATCTGTGTTCTGGACTTTGGTTCAGACAAAACGTCAACTACAACCTTTACGGTTGAGTTTCCTGCAAACAGTTCTGATTCAGCACTTATACGATTAAATTAAATCATGAGCACAGCACTTACAGGAATTATAGGAAAAGCCCCGCAGGTGAAAATATCCAGCGAGCGTCCTTTGGAAAAAGACCTTTACAGATTGATGTGGGAGCGTCCTGAGTATCGCAAAGTTGCTCCGGGGGAAGGGGCAGCGTTTGATTTTTTAGCTCAAGCTAAACCGCCTCGGGGTTCTTCTATTATTGATCTTGGGTGTGGCACAGGTCGTGGTTCATTGAATTTGGCTTTCTTTGGCGGGCTAGATGTCACAATGTTGGACTTTGCTGATAATTGCTTAGATCCAGACATCCGTCCTATGCTGGAGACCCAGAAGCATGTAATGCGATTTTTAGAGCATGATTTGTCCCAGCCTTTAGATATTAAAGCTGCTTATGGATTTTGCACTGATGTCATGGAGCATATCCGGCCCCATCATGTAGATAGGGTCTTGGATAATTGTTTACAGGCTTGCCAACATGTTTTCTTCCAAATCTGCACAGAAGACGATCAAATGGGTAAGTTATTAGGACACCAATTGCATTTAAGTGTTCACCCATACGAGTGGTGGTTAAAAAAGTTTAATGATCGTAGTTGTTTAATTCACTGGTCTAAAGAAGCTGATGGCTACGCTTACTTTTATGTTTCTGCTTGGGCCTCTGGCAATGACATCGTAAATTGCGGAGTTTTAAATACAACCGAAGAAAAAGTTAAAGAAAATGTTAAGCACAACATTACTTTAGGCTTTCAACAGGTTCAGCCACACCCAACAAATGATGTAGAAGTCATGATTGTTGGCGGTGGGCCTTCTTTGGCTGAGAACATCGAGGAAATTAAAAAACTGCGTGAAGATGGTGTCAAACTTATCACCATTAACAACGCTTATAAGTACTGCATTGATAACGGGATCACGCCATCTGCAATGGTTATGGTTGACGCCCGGGAGTTTAATAATCGTTTTGTTGAACCAATCATTCCTGATTGCAAGTACTTTATTGCCTCTCAGTGTGACCCTAGCGTGTTTTCCAAAGTCCCCAAAGAACAAACATACATCTGGCATACCAGCACTGAAATTTTGAATGATATTTTGGCAAGTCAATATCAGCGTTGGTTTCCTGTGCCTGGAGGTTCTACGGTTTTATTAAGAGCTATTCCTTTGTTTAGAATGCTTGGATTCAAACGGTTTCATATTTTTGGTTGTGATTCATGTTTAGATGGCGATAAACATCATGCCTACGAACAGAAAGAAAATGATGGTCAGCCTGTAGTCCCAGTTAATGTTGGAGGCAAGATTTTTCAATGCCATCCGTGGATGATTTCACAGGCACAAGAGTTCATTGACTTAATCAAGATGTTGGGTGACGAGATTGAGTTGGATGTCCGTGGCGGGTTACTCCGTCACATTTTGGAAACTGGCGCATCCTGCGCTGATTTAAAGGAGATTTAAGATGGCTGCATCTGCGTGGCAACTGTATAACAAAGCTAAACAATTTATCGGAAACGGTACGATTACTTTAGGCGCTGGCGTATTTAAAATGGTGTTACTTAGATCTGCCAGTAACACATCAACCTTTACACTAAGCACTTATGCTTCGCTGACCAATGAGATTTCTGCCACTGGTGGATATACTACTGGCGGTAAGAATATTGTTCCGGCAACGGGCCAGTGGACGGTAGGTGCTTCGGCAAAGCAATACAAATTTACCTACTCTACTGTTGGTCTGACATTTACGGCTTCCGGCGCTTCACTGACAAACGTGAAATACGCTGTTATCCGTAACTCGACTGGTGCTACGGCAGGAAAACTTCTGTGCTTCTGTCAGTTGAGTTCTTCACAGTTCACGGTAACTTCGCCTAACACACTGACGATTCTTCCTGCTGCAACTGGCGTATTTACGCTGACCTAAAATGTCTTGGGGTTCCGGTCCTTGGGGAAGCGGTAGTTGGGGTGTTAGTGGTATTACGCCCAGTGTCGGTGAACTGACACTTGCGGGAGTTGCGCCTACAGCCGTAAGAGGTACGGTAATTACACCGGCCGCAGGATCGTTGTCGCTTGCAGGAGTGGCCCCGATACTTGTTACCGATAGCATAATTACCCCAAATACGGGGGCAGTAGTTGTTGTAGGTGTAGCGCCAGTAACATTAATAGACACAATTGTCACACCAAGCGGTGGTGTAGTTTTAGTTGGATCGGCACCTTCGGTAGTTGTATCTGGAACGGTTATTACCACGCAGACTGGTGCTGCTGTTTTAACTGGTGTAGCACCTGAAATTCGAACCGACTTCTTTGTCACCCCAGCAGTGGGTTCGTTAAGTTTAGTAGGTGCAGCACCATCACTTATTAGAGAACACGTAGTAGTACCGGATGTTGGGGCTGTTGTGGTTGTTGGACACGCCCCATCGCCAGTGCGAGAGGCAGTAGTAACTCCGTCCGGTGGTGCAGTTTTAGTTGGATCTGCTCCAAGTATTGTTGTAGGTGGAACCGTAATTACCCCCGATGTGGGGGCTGCAACATTAGTGGGTGTGGCCCCAATAGTGTTGTCTGGGTTAGTGGTAGAGCCTGCAACTGGAAGCATAAACATAGTTGGGCATGCCCCCTCAGTATTTATAAATATTGATATAACACCTGCAACTAATGATGCGGTGTTTGCTAGTGAAGCGCCAACAATAGTTACTGATTCAATAGTCACGCCATCTGGCGGGGCCGTAATTGTTGGGTCTGCTCCGGCTGTAGTAGTTAACGAATTTATTAAAACTCCGGGAACTGTAGCCCTGTCTATTGTTGGGGTAGCGCCGGGAGTTGCTCAATCTAGGGTTATTACTCCGGCAAGAGGGCAGTTAAGTTTAGTAGGCAGTGCCCCGATTATTCAGAATCCTAACTGGACACCGATAAACGATTCACAAACACCGGGTTGGGGTGTTATAAATGACACTCAAACCCCTAATTGGTTGCCCGTGGCGGCATAGGAGTATTAAATGACAATTAACCGTACAACTCTTTTAGACCTTCCAGTTATCACAACGGGAACGGAATCCGGGGTCTGGGGAGATATAACCAACAACGGTCTTACACAGTATTTAGATATTTCCATCGCCGGTTCTTTGGTTTTGAGCACAGATGCTGATGTGACTCTTGCATCTACAGAAGGAGACTCTTCAGCAACTAACATTGGATCGACTACTGCTCAGTACTCTATTTTACGGTGCACAGGGGCACGGACTACAACAAGAAACATAAATGCTCCTGCATGGGATATAAGCGGTGGAACGATTGCCAATTACAGCAAGACCTATCTTGTGGTTAACGAAACCACCGGAGGGCAGGCCGTAGTGCTACGGGCAACAAACTCAGCAACTCCAACTTTTACAACAGGCGTGACTATTGCAAACGGAGAACGTGCCTTATGTGCTTGGAATGGGTCTGATTTTGTAATTATTGGCGCGACTATAAATAATATAGTCCCTGTTGCTCGTGGCGGTACGGGCATAACTGCTTTTGGAACAGGTGTAGCGACTGCTTTAGGCCAAAACGTCACAGGTTCTGGTGGTATAGCACTTGCAACATCACCGACTTTTGTAACACCAGTCTTGGGAACTCCAACTTCCGGCACTCTAACTAACGCCACGGGTTTACCCCTTTCCACGGGCGTGACAGGCACTCTCCCAGTAGGCAACGGCGGCACGGGCCAGACATCTTACACCGATGGTCAGCTTTTGATTGGCAATTCTTCAGGCAACACATTAAGTAAAGCGACTCTGACAGCCGGGTCAAACGTCACGATCACTAATGGTAACGGAACGATTACGATTGCTTCTACTGGTGGCGGTGGCGGTGGTGGTGGAACCTCGGTCACGGTAACTCAGATCACGGCTACTGCCTCTCAGACCACATTTAACGTCACTTACACCGTTGGTCAGATCTCGGTCTACCTAAACGGCGCATTACTGGCCTCGGCTGACTTTACAGCAACTAACGGCACTACGGTTGTGCTGGCTACGGCTGCTGCTGCTAATGACATCTTCACAGCGGTGGTTTATTCGACTGTGAGCGGCTTGACGCTTCAGTCTACTTCGCCTTTTGGTTCCTTTGTTGGCTCCGGTGCTGGCGCAGTAACTACTGGCGTTAACAACACCTTTGTCGGGTTTGAGGCTGGTAACGACAACACCACGGGTACGGATAACACGGCAGTTGGATTTAAAGCGTTGGATGTAAACACAACAGGAACTCAGAATACCGCATTGGGGTCGAATGCGCTTGGTGCAAATACAACTGCATCCAACAACACCGCTATTGGCTATCAAACCTTGTTGGTAAATACCACCGGCGCAAATAACGTGGCAGTGGGTTCTGGTGCTTTGGATGCGAATACTACTGGTGTAAGTAATGTTGCAATTGGAACAGAAGCATTAACCGCTAATACCACGGGTAATTACAACGTGGCCCTTGGTAGTAAACACGCCGGAAATTATGGCGGACCACTAGAGGGAAACACCACAGGTTCTTTTAACACTGCCCTCGGTCTTGGGACATTAACAAATAATACAACCGGCGGGAATAATGTTGCACTTGGTGCAAGAGCATTAGAAAACAATACTACTGCATCTAATAACGTAGGTATTGGATTTCAGGCTCTCGCCGCCAACACCACCGGCCACAGCAACACAGCAGTCGGGTATCAAGCCGCTGATGCGATTACTACAGCCAGTACTTGCGTAGCGATTGGACTTGGTGCGCTTGGAGCCAACGTAGGCGTTAATAACTGTACAGCGATTGGAGGAAGTGCTTTAGCAGTCTTTAATGGCGGAAGTGCTGGAGAAGATGGTTGTACCGCTGTTGGTCAAGGTGCATTAAGTGCTTGCACTACGGGAGGACAGAACACTGCTCTAGGTAGGGAAGCAGGAAACAGAATTACTACAGGCTTTCAAAATGTGTGCATTGGAACACTTACCCACGGCCCAACCACAGGAATTTATAATGTTTTAGTAGGTATAGGTGTCGGTCAAAGCATGACATCGGGCAATCAAAATGTTGGTATAGGTGGTGTGGATGACGGAAATCGTGTGTTGGCATCTTGTACGAGTGGTAGCAGCAATGTTGCAATTGGTAATGGTTCTTTAAAGGCACTTACAACTAGTACAAGCAATACTGCGGTAGGAAACTCCTCTGGTTATGAGGTCACAACAGGAGGCAACAATCTTTTGTTGGGAAGTAATGCAGGCCGTGCATCTTCGCCGTCTGGTTCAATTACAACTGGTTCAAACATTGTCTGCCTTGGTAACAACTCCATAACAGACCTTTTTTGTGCTGACACAACAATTTCATCATCAGATGCTCGTGATAAAACCGATGTTCAGAACTTTACACACGGTTTAGACTGGATTACAAAATTACGCCCGGTTACATATCGTTGGGACAAACGGGCATGGTATGTCGATGATAACGCTACAACTGAAGATATCCTCAATGCCAAACCTGATGGCTCTAAGAAGCAGAACCGTCTTAACATTGGCTTTTTGGCGCAAGAAGAGATTGCCGTTGAAAAAGAGTTTGGCTATGCAGAGACATGGGAGACCATGTTGGTTGCGGCTGAGAATGAAGACGGAAGCGCATATGGTCTTAAATATGAACGACTTGTGCCTGTTTTGGTAAATGCAATTAAAGAACTCTCTGCTCAAGTCACAACCCTTCAAACCGAAGTTAATCAATTAAAAGGAAATTAAAATGTCAGATTTTCCTGATGTAATTCTTTCAACTCCTTACATTGCTCAGACTGAATACAAGTCAGAAATTGTGGATATTCTGCAAATTTCTGATGATGTAATAGGAAAAAATCTTCGTGCGTTTTGTCAACTTGGGCCAAGCAAAAATTATCAATATTGGGTTCCAGTGATGTCTGGGCCGAGTTACAACGTCAATTGGACAAATGATGATGTTGTAGCCGCAGTGCAAGCCTATTTTGTTAATCCATAGGGCGCCGCAGCGTGAAAGTCTTAATCGCCACCCCCGCCCACGATGGCAGACTGGATGTCTGGTACACCACCAGCCTAGTGAACTCTGTTCGGGTGGCGCAGGATAACGGCATC